ACCGGATATGATGAAGACGCTAATATATTGTATAATTATGAGGTATTTTAATTATGGCAGAACACTTTAATAAACTAACCGCAGCTAATTTTCAGTTAGCATTACCATTAATACCGTCAGAAACCTCTATACGCGCAACTGATGAATTAATTTTAAACACATTTGGTGTAGTGATACCAAGCATAAATATTGACCAAGAAGAAGTAAACTGGCAAGGCGCAAAAATAATTGTGCCTGGCGGAACTATTACATTTGATGCATTTACTACGAATTTTATGGTTGACGATAACCTTGATAATTGGAAGGTATTATTTGATTGGATAACATATATTAATAATAATTACAATTCTTTTGTCGGTGATTATAATAATTATGTAATTGACTCCTCATTGCGATTGACTGATAATTTTGGCACGCAGACCAGACTTATCACCTTTAAAAACATGTGGATACAATCATTAGGTGAGGTAACATTATCGCAACGTGAAGGTGAACCGGTACTGGAATGTAATGCAACATTTTCTTATGATAGATTTGTTGTTGCATAAAAGGAGAGAATAACGTGTTATATAACGAAGAAAACATAAAATTGTTTAATGTATACAAAACAAAAAATGGTAATTATAGGAGTAAAGCAAATAATAAAACATATTATATGCATAATTGTAAAACATGCGGTATATGTTTCATAGGACATAAAACACAACAATATTGTAGCCATTCATGCTCTATGAATAATAATTTAACACAAGAAAAACTAAAGAAAACAATTATGGATAAGTATGGTGTTGAATACGCATTGCAATCATCAAAAATACGTGAAAAGGGAAATATTACAAAACAATATTTATATAATGATGTCAATTATGTTAACACTAAAAAGGCAATAAAAACAAAGGTTAACAGATATGGTAATCAGTTTAAAAGTATAATACAAAAAATGAGACAAACAAAGAAAGATCGATATGGTGATTGCAACTATGTTAACAGAAATAAGGCTGAAAATACAAATCAAATTAAATATGGTGGTACCTATCCATTAGCAGATAAAAAAATTCAAGAAAAATCAATCAAAACAATACGTAAAAAATACAATAATAACAGTATAATTAATGTATTTCAAACAGACCATGTTAAGTCCATTATACAAAAACATGTAAAAAATAATAGAATAGTACGATATGATAATCTTAAAAACATATTAAATTTAGAAGGATACACATTATTAAATAGTGTTGATGATTTCGTTAACGGTGATATCATATTAAAGTTTATGTGCCCAGTAGGACATATTGATAGAATCACTACAAGTAATTGGTATAAAGGATCGCGATGTGGTAAATGTTTTGGTAACAGATCGGTTGCCGAATTAGAAATATCTAAGTGGTTACAATTATTGAATATAAATGTGGTGGAAAACGATAGATCAATTATAAAACCATATGAATTAGATGTTTATTTACCAGAACACAGCATAGCAATCGAATATAACGGATTATACTGGCACAGTGATTGTATTATTGATAAAAACTATCATTTAAAAAAGACAGAACTATGTGAATCGAGTGGTATCCAATTAATTCATATATTTGAAAACGAATGGCTTTTTAAAAAGGATATCGTCAAGTCAGTAATATTATCTAAACTTGGAATATATGATACTAAAATATATGCTCGTAAGTGTGATACAAGACTTATCAGTAGTAAAGAAAAGGATGATTTTTTACAAACAAATCATTTACAAGGAAAAGATAAATCATCTATTAAATTAGGATTATTTTATAATGATGAATTAGTTTCTATAATGACATTTGGTAAAAGGAAAATAACAGGTGGTACACCAAAAACAGAATTAATACGTTATTGTACCAAATTAAATACAATTGTTATCGGTGGTGGTTCAAAATTATTCAGTTATTATATAAATAGATATGAAGGCAATATAATAACATATGCAGATAGACGATATTCTGATGGAACATTTTACGGAAAATTAAAATTTGTTTTTAATCACATATCGCCGCCATGTTATTATTATGTGAAAGGTTATAATGTAACGCATAGGTCAATGTATCAAAAACATATGCTTAAAAATAAGTTAGATATATTTGATGAAACATTAACTGAATACGAAAATATGATAAATAATGGGTTTAGAAGAATATGGGATTGTGGAAACTATGTTTTTGAATTTAAATAAAATTTTTATAAATAATAGTATGAATTATATAAATAACATTAGAACAAAATTGGAGGATACAACATGTCATTCTATTTAAGTCCAATCGTTGATGTTAACGAAATAGACCTTTCAACAACAATACCCGCAGTGGCAACATCTATAGCAGCCATTATATTAAGGGACACATACAAAGGACCAGAAAGAAAGAAAACACTTATCACAAGTGAAGACACTCTTATTGATACATTTGGTGAACCTACGAATACTGCTAATTGTTATCAAGATATTATGTCGGCTCTTGGTTACCTTAAATATGGAAACAAATTATATTGTACAAGAACAATGCCTGTAAGTGCAGCGTTTGCTGGTATTGTAGCTGTAAGTGGTGCTGAAGCAACATTTACAGAAGGCGAAGCATATCAATTAACAGATTTTAACAGTGAAGATCCTGATGAATTTGCTGAAGAAGAAGAAGTAACCGGCACAGATTCAATGTATTTCATCGCTAAATCAAGAGGTGCATGGGGCAATAACATTAAATTGGCCATCATAGATAATTCAACTTACAGTGCGATTGCATCCGGTGGTCATAGTGATTGGGACACATATGCAGATTTAGCAAGTATTGATAATGAATTGGATAGTGATGATGAATTTCTTGTTGCGGTATCAGTCCAAAAACAGGGACAAACATCATATACATTGGTTGAAAACTTTAATGTATCAACACGTGAAAGAGCATTGGATGACTTAGGTATTTCAAAGTTCTGTGAGACTGTTATTAATGGTAATTCTAAATATATACGCATGTCACTAAATGCAGTTCAGAAAAATGAGGACATAACAATATCAACTTCTTCCTGGCAAGCATTATCAGGTGGCGTAGACGATAATGGCGATACGGTAACAGATGGCGATATTGAACTTGACCTTGATATGTATAAAAATCCCGAAGAAATCGATATCAATATGTTCATCGACTCAAATAAATCAAATGAAGTAAAAAGATATATAGAACAGATTTGTAGTGTAGATAGAAAGGATAGTATGGCAATTCTTGATTGTTCATACTCCGATGTTGTTAACAATGTAGGTAGTGAAGCAACTGCATTAAGAACATATGCCAGAACCACACTTAATACTAATAGTAGTTACGCTGCCCTTTATGGTAACTGGCTTAATGTATATGATAAGTGGAACAATAAATATAAATGGATACCAACATCAGGATATCTTGCAGGTATATTTGCTAATACTGATGACACAAATGACCCATGGTTTGCACCGGCAGGACTGAACCGAGGAATCATAGGTGGCGTAAGGAAACTTGCATGGAATCCAACACTTGGTGAACGTGATATACTGTACAAAAATGGTGTAAATCCAATAGTAAGTTTCGCTGGCCAAGGTAAAGTTGTTTGGGGTCAGAAAACAACCTTAGCTAAGAGTTCCGCATTTAATAGGATTAATATCCGTAGATTGTTCTTGATATTAGAAAAAGCAATCAGTACAGCTTCTAAATATTTCTTATTTGAGCCTAATGATGAACTTTCAAGAATACTATTGGTTGATATGATTACACCATTCTTACGTGATGTTCGTTCAAGACGCGGTCTATCTGAATATTTGGTTGTATGTGATTCAACTAATAACACACCTGAGAGAATGGATAGAAATGAACTGTGGTGTGACATATGGTTGAAACCAACACATACATACGAATTTATTGTATTAAACTTTATAGCAACTAAAACAGGCGTGTCGTTTACTGAAATGATAGCCGCTACTCAAGTATAAGAGGGAGGAAAAACAATGCCAGGATTTGATATAGAAAGTTTCCGAGGTAATTTCACCGGAGGCGCAAAGTCATATTTATTTTCATATATTCCAATGATACCAACAGGTGGTAGTGGTGACGCATTATCATATTTGGTTAATTCAACATCATTGCCAGCAAACACCATAAGTGAAGTACCTGTAACATGGCAAGGATTTGACTTTAAGATGGCAGGTAAATCGGAATATTCTACATGGGATGTTGTATTTAGGGTTGATAAGGACGCAGTAATTAGACAGAATTTTGAAAGCTGGCAGAGATTTATTCACGACCCTACAAGTAATGTATATAGTTCACCAAATGAGTATATGATGGACCAACATGTTACATTACTTAATGATTCTGGCGGTGAAGTATGTACATATAATTTAATAGGCGCATGGCCAAGTGTTATTAGTGATGTACCTTTGGATTATACATCAACTGATTTAGCTGTATTTACTGTAACATTTACATATCAGTACCATACAATGAGTCAAGTTAGTTACGACCAGTAAAAATTGAATATATAAGCATTTAATACCCTATTCAAGTAAAATTGAATAGGGTATTTTTATGGTAAATTATGCATAACA